TATGTATCACATGTATTGTATGTTTAATAAAGCTTATGCAACCGACAGCGTTATCTGTTTATTAATCAGACAGGAAGATCGAAACCTCATGCCAATTTAATTTAATAACCCACGCGTTCCACCCATGCACCTCCGGCATCTGGCAGACCGCCTAGGACATTTGGAGGGGAGCCGAAATGAGTAAGACCCATGCGGTCAAAACAACCGCCCAAGTATTTAAATAGGCGTCGAAGGCTTTGGCACTTAGAGTTGGCGCCAGATAAGAAAGGATCTAACCGAGATCGGTTTGGTTGTTCCTACCTGCCTTTTAAGTACCGCTGCCGGTCTTGGCACCAAACGTAAACGATTGCGGTTTTGGAATAGCGCCTGAGTTCTGTCAGGAGGTAAGTGGTTAATGCCAACTGCGTGTTTAGACACACCTAGCCGTCGGCTATACCGGCAACGGTTTCCCAGGAACTTCTGAGATCTTAATCAACCGGGTGCGGTGTGCTAAAACCGTCTACGTATATAGTTGTTGACTATTACTATAAAAATATATAAGGTAGATAACCGAGGGCGGTCGCTATCGCAAACGGTTATATAAAACGGAGGGGAACGCTGATTTCAGCACAGATGGCATTTACTCGGCATCCGAAAACTATTTACTCTTTGGCGCGTAGAAGCCAGTTACCAATATGTTGCTTGTCGATAAAATGTAGGAATTGTAATCGGGAATTGACATATCTGGATAAGAAGCAATTCGATTATAAGACTTTGTGCTTGCTTTGGGAAGAAGACGTACCATACGGTCTTTGTGAATTTTGTTGCAAACGGAATGCGTATTGTCAATTATTAATAGGCTGTACAGAGGTAAAGGACGGGCATGTATTGGAAGAAGAAGAAAGGAAATATATAAAAGATATTCGAATCAGATGTTATGTCTGTTTCACAACGTTGTGTACGTCTGAAAAATTGCAATTGTTAGACGAAGGTGAACTATTGCTAAAGATTTGTGGAAAGTGGAGAGGACGTTGTTGTAGGTGTAGATTGTTTTGTGAGCCTAATAACCCTATTTTGCAATGATTGGGCCTAAGCCGACATTGCTTGATATAGACCTTTTTTGTCATGAGACTCTTCAACTTAGTGACGAAGAAGATACACCTGTTGTTCAACCTGCCGTTGACCAATTACAACAACCGTTTGAGATCCAGCTTGGGTGCGCATATTGCTCTGTAGGTCTACGCCTTGTAGTTGCTGCTTCTCCTTCTGCCATTCGCATCTTAAATAGGCTGTTGCTGCTTGACTTCGGATTTCTTTGCAACGACTGTTCAGACAGCATCCAAGACGGTTCCAATCATGGAGGATAAAGGTATTGCTTCAGAGTTTGTATTACTGGAAGCAGAGTGCAGTGACACGGATAGTGATGAAATAGATGAAGGAACAGATGTGGAAATATTAAATGAGAATGTAGATGTTGAGGTAGATCAGGGGAATTCTTTAAGCCTGTTTGTGGAGCAATGTAATGCAGATGTAGAGAATCATGTTCATTGGTTAAAGAGAAAGTATAGTAGTCCTAAACCGAAAACGAATGTTGATTGTTTGAGTCCTCGCATGTCAGAGATACACATTTCCCCGGTAGGGCAGACAGCCAAACGGAGGTTATTCGGGTCCGCGAAGGACACCGACGGAGACGAGCAGGCAGAAGCTGCTGTGAGAACAATCGATAGTGCTGTCGATAGCGGTGTGGAACAAACGCAAGGTGGTATATCTGACATACAGTGTTCTCTACAGAATGAAATTGAGAATCCTGTTGAAGACGAGGGACAGGTAGTAAGCCTTAATGTTCTGGATGATATCTTAAATGCATATAACCGTAAAGCTGTAATGTATGGGTCGTTTAAAGAGATATTCCAAATTAGTTTTACTGAATTAACAAGAACATTTAAAAGTGAAAGAACGTGCAGTAGCGAGTGGGTAGTTGCAGTATATGGCGCACAGCAAGCACTTTATGAAACAATGCAAACGCTTATTCAAGAGCAGTGTATTTACATGCATTTAACTTATTCACCGTGGAAAACATCATCTATTGTGTTAGCATTATTAACATTTAAAGCTATTAAATGTAGAGATACAGTTCAAAAACTGTTTAAAATGTTTTTAAATGTACCAGAGCTGCAGATATTAGCCGAGCCACCGAATGTACGTAGTTTACCAGCTGCATTATTCTGGTTTAAAAGCAGTTTATACAGTACTTCTAAATGTGACGGAACAGTGCCAGAATGGATTACGCGGCAAACACAAGTTAAACAAGCAGTAGAACAATCTAAATTTGATTTTTCAACAATGGTACAACATGCGTATGATAATGATTTAACAGATGAAAGTACAATTGCCTACGAATATGCTAAAATGGCAGATACAGATAGTAATGCAGCAGCATTTCTAGCAAGTGCTAGTCAGGCTAAATATGTTAGAGATTGTGCTACTATGGTGAGACATTATAAAAGAGCTGAAATGCGAAATGTAAGTATGTCTCAGTGGATTAAAAGAAGATGTGATAATATTCCACATTCCGCAGATTGGAAAGTAATAGCACGCCTACTTAAAACGCATAAAATTATATTTCTTGAGTTTGTGCAAGCCATGAAAATATTTTTGAAAGGGATACCAAAAAAAAATTGTATTTTATTTTATGGACCACCAAATACAGGAAAGTCAATGTTTTGTATGAGTTTGATTAAATTTTTTGGTGGAAGAGTATTATCTTTCTCAAATTCTAAAAGCCACTTTTGGCTACAGCCATTAAGTGATTGTAAACTAGCATTAATAGATGATGTTACCAGGCCATGTCTAGATTATATTGATACCTATTTAAGGAATGCCTTAGATGGGAATCCTATATGCATTGATTGCAAACACAAAGCCCCTATGCAGATTAAATGTCCGCCCATATTATTGACCTCTAATATAGATATTTTAGGAGATGATAGATATCAATACCTACATAGTAGAGTAATGACCTTTAATTTTTGTACACAAATACCAGAGACAGACATTAATGTTTTCTCTTTAACTGATGAACATTGGAAATCTTTCTTTACAAGGTTGCAGAAGCATTTAGAGCTCAGTGAGGAGGAAGAGGAAAGTGACAGTGAGGAGAATGGAAACGTTAAAGAAGCGTTTAGATGCAATTCAAGAAGACCAACTTAACTTATTTGAAAAAGGCCCGGACACTTTAGAAACTGTAATTGAACACTGGATATTAACCAGAAAGGAAATGACTTTATTGCACTATGCTAGAAAGAATGGTGTCACTAATATTGGTTTTACAACTGTCCCGACCTTACAAGTGTCTGAAATAAAAGCAAAAGAGGCCATAGAAATGGAACTCACGCTAAAGTCATTACTGGCGTCTGCATATGGAACAGAAGCATGGACATTAGCACAAGCTACACCTGAACTTTATCATTTACCACCAGATAGAACATTAAAAAAGAATGGGAGTGTAATGACTGTGAGATACGGGACTCAATCACGGGTGTACACTGTGTGGAAAAATATCTATTACCAGGATGACAATGAAATGTGGCAAAAGGCAGCTGGGGAGGTTGATAATAATGGCGCATATTTTATACGAAGTGGCATTAAATCGTATTATATTAATTTTAAGACTGAAGCCCAGACGTTGGGTGTACAGTCATGGACAGTTGAATATCCACATATCTTACTTTCTAGAGAATCAGCCGAGGCCAGTAGCACCAGTGAGCCTAAAGGAGGGACAACTACGGTTCCGACTGTTGGACGAAGATACGGAAGACGATCCCACAGCCCAGGACAAACGCCGACAACGGGAGCAGAAAAAAGAGGACTTTCAATCCCTCCTGAGGACGTTGGAGCGTCTCACACAACGGTTACGACAAAATATAGAAACCGCGTTGAACGACTACGCGCTGAAGCAGCAGATCCCCCAATTCTAGTGATAAAAGGCAAACCAAATTCATTAAAATGTTTCAGATATAGAATTAAAGAGCAGAATTCAACCGCTTTTACTCATGTAACAACTACATTCTTTTGGGTTGGCAATAGCAAAGATTGTACACGCTATGGTAGAGGCCGCATATTAATAATGTTTAAAGATGAAGGTCAGAGGGAACGCTTTATAAAAACTGTATCTATACCTAGGCAAATGGAATATTATAAAGGTAGTTTAAACGGTATATAAGCAATATAGTAATGGAACCGCCTGTTGTACTACGCCGGCGCAAGCGCGCATCTGTTGGTGATATATACAAAACATGTAAACATTATGGCAATTGTCCTACCGATGTTATTAATAAAGTTGAAAGTAATACGTTGGCAGATAAAATAATAAAGTATGGAAGTGTAGGTGTGTACCTGGGAGGACTCGGTATTGGTACCGGGAGTGGGGGAGGAGGTAGCGGTGGGTATAAACCGCTTACTGAAGGGGCGGGCGTTAATATTGGGGCTGCAACAACTGTTGTTCGTCCATCCATACCTGTAGATGTGGGGGCTGGAGAGGTAATACCTTTAGGAACTATTGATGCTGCAGAACCAGAAATAATACCTTTAGAGGAAGGCCCTATTGACATTGAGGGAGGCCCAATAGAAACAATAGCTGAAGTCCACCCAACTCCAGAAATATCTGTAAATGGTTCCGATTCTGTAGTAATTAATGTACATTCCACAACACACATAGAAAATCCTGTTTTTGATGCTCCACATGTGTTAGGTACTGGGGAAACATCTATATCTACTAATGTATTTGTGGATGTCGGGCCTATGAATGTAGTACCCATTACCGAGGCAATCGAGTTACAGGAAATTGATTTAGACCCTTTTCCTGAACTTGAAATTGATGACATACCTCGCACGAGTACCCCATCACTTGCACAGCGTATACGTAATGTTGCCCGCTTTTATAGACGGGGCACACCACAGGTAAATGTACAAGCTCCTGAATTTCTAAATAGGCCTGGTAGTTTAGTAACATTTGAAAACCCAGCATTTGCACCTGATGTAACACTAGAATTTGCTCAGGATTTAGCGGAACTTGCATCTGCGGCCCCTGATCCTGCATTTACAGATATTGTCAGTTTATCACGGCCTACCATTGAAGAGGTTGGCGGCCGTGTACGTGTAAGTAGGTTAGGAACACAAGGAACCGTGCGAACCCGCAGTGGAGCACAAATAGGTGGTACTGTCCATTACTTCCAGGACTTAAGCACTATAAATGCGCCTGTAGAATTTGAATTGGAAGTGATAGGTGAGGAGCCAGGGGAAGCTACAATTATATCTAGTGATAGTCCGTCTGTAATTGGCGGTATAGAGGAAGTACCATTCGAGGAGCCCGCTATAACTCGTGCACGTAGTACTAGACGTAATGTACTGCTAAGCCGTTTAGGGAGAGAGGCCTTACGGTTTGTTGCCCAACGCGTAGGCAGTTCGTTTTATACAGTACCTGAGTATATACCATATGAAGATGAAGGAAAGGCGTTTATAAATGTTAATATGGATCCAATACCAACATATATAGTACATGATTTAAATAGTTCTGGAACGTATAGCTTACATCCAAGCCTTTTACGAAGGAGAAAGAGGAAACGTTCTTTTTAATTTTTTACAGATGGCCCTGTGGTTGCGGAGTAACAATAAGCTGTATATACCTCCATCTCCAGTGGCAAAGATCAAGAGTACAGATGAATATATTACACGCACAAATGTTTTTTATCATGCGGGCAGTGAGCGGTTATTAACGGTTGGGCATCCCTTTTATGAAATTAAGGCTTCGGATGGTACGGTTAAAGTACCTAAAGTGTCTCCTAATCAATATAGAGTGTTTAAAATTCTGTTACCTGATCCTAATAAATTTGCTTTTCCAAATCCATCATTTTATAATGTGGAACGTGAGCGACTTGTATGGGCCATCAGTGGGTTGGAAATAGGTAGGGGACAGCCATTAGGTCCCTCAATTACAGGAAATCCTTTATTTAATAAATATGATGATGTAGAGAATCCAAGTAGATATGCAAGTGAACCAGGAAAGGATGAGCGGCAAAATGTAGCATTTGATACAAAGCAAACACAAACCGTTATTGTCGGTTGTGTTCCTGCTAAAGGTGAACATTGGGGTGCTGCTGAACCTTGCCTTGATGAGTCATTTGCAGCAGGAGATTGTCCACCACTTGAGCTGGTAGACTCCATTATACAGGATGGCGACATGGCAGATATAGGTTTTGGAGCTATGGATTTTAGAACCCTACAACAGAATAGATCTGATGCTCCTCTAGATGTTTTAAATGGAATCTGTAAGTATCCAGATTACATTCAAATGAATAATGACCCTTATGGTGATTCTATGTTTTTTTTTGCACGCCGTGAGCAAATGTACACCCGGCACTATTTTAATAGGGGTGGTGTTGTAGGAGAGCCACCGGCCGAGGACTTACTATATAAAGCGGAATCGAATGATCCGCGCAATACTGTGGCTAGTTCTGTATATGGGGGTACACCAAGTGGCTCATTGGTATCTAGTGATGTACAGATATTTAATAGACCATTTTGGATTCAACGTACACAAGGTAACAATAACGGTGTATGTTGGGGAAACGTTATCTACCTAACGGTAGTAGATAATACTAGAGGAACATCATTTTCTATTAATAGGGTGGAATCATCTTCCTTAGAAGCCTATGATTCTACTAAATTTAGACAGTATTTACGACATGTAGAGGAGTTTGAGATATCTATTATTATACAGCTTTGCAGGGTTCCATTAGACACAGAGGTTCTGTCCCATATATATTCAATGAGTCCTCGTATACTTGAGGATTGGAACCTCGGTGTTAATATACCTGCTCAAGCATCTATTGAGGACAGATATAGGTTTATAAAAAGTACTGCCACACCATGTCCTGAATCTATTCCCGCTAAACCCGATGATGACCCTTATAGTAAATATATTTTTTGGACTCTTGATTTTCAGGAACGGTTGTCTGCAGAGTTAGATCAATATGCATTAGGCCGTAAGTTTATATATCAAAGCGGATTGTATAAAACAATGCCTTCCACAAAACGTGTAACATTTACTGCACCTACTAAGCGTACTACCAAACGTAGACGCGCATGA